TGGCCAGAGGCCCGATGGCATGACCTATAACGAGTTGATCGCTGCGATTCAGTCGTACACCGAGAACACGTTCCCGGAAACGTACCTTGCGAGTGGGGCAACTGTGTCTTCAACGACACAGTTGAACACCTTCATTACGCAGGCTGAGCAGCGCATCTACAACACGGTTCAGTTCCCATCGCTTCGCAAAAACATGACAGGTATAACCACGGCTAACAACAAATACCTGTCATGCCCATCAGACTTTTTGTCGGCTTATTCGCTGGCTGTGATTGATGCTGACGGTAACTACGAGTATCTGTTGAACAAGGATGTGAACTTCATCCGCCAAGCATACCCATCACCAACCGACACAGCCATTCCAAAATACTACGCACTGTTTGGCCCAACCACAACTTCGGGGGGAACCCCTGTTGTGACAAACGAGTTGAGCTTTATTCTTGGCCCAACACCTGATGCTGCCTACACTGTGGAGTTGCACTTCTATTACTACCCAGAGTCAATTACTACCGCTTCTTCAGGTCAGACTTGGCTGGGTGATAACTTTGACACCGTGCTGTTGTACGGTTCTTTGGTTGAGGCGTACACCTTTATGAAAGGTGAGACGGACATGATTGCGTTGTATGACGGCAAGTACAAAGAAGCACTTGCACTGGCCTCTCGCCTTGGCGATGGGATGGAGCGTAGCGACGCATACCGTAGTGGTCAGTATCGCCAAGCCCCGTTGCCACAAAATAATGGGGTGCGTTGATGGCATTTACTGGCAACTACACCTGCAACGTGTTTCGTACAGGGCTGTTAAACGGCTCGTTTAATTTCACGTCTGGAACTTTCTACATTGCGCTCTATACCAATGAGGCCACGCTTGATGCCACTACCACGGCTTATACGACTACGGGCGAGGTTGTGGATGCTGGGTATACGGCTGGTGGGCAAGTTCTTACCGTAACGCAAACACCGACAACAGGTAACGCACCTAACACAACGGCCTACATTTCTTTTGCAAACGCAGCGTGGACAGGCGCTATCACAGCTAGGGGCGCTTTGATCTATAAAGCAGGAGACAATGGCGCAGTGTGCGTTCTTGACTTCGGGTCTAACAAGACTTCAACCACAACATTCACGGTACAGTTCCCTGCTGCTACCGACACATCAGCAATTATCCGTATTGCGTAAGGAGCAATAAATGTCATCCACAGAAAAAGCATCCGCAGCCGACGTTATCGGTAGCGCAATCACCAAGGCCTTGGAAAGCGGCGAGTCCGCAACTGCCAAAGGTGTGTATCACATGCAGTGTTTTGACAAAGATGGCAACTTGAAGTGGGAAGCTGAATGCCCCAATCTGGTTGTGAACGTCGGCTTGCAAGACATGAACAACAAATACTTCCTTGGCAGTTCGTATACCGCTGCTTGGTATATTGGTTTGTATGGCGCAGGTGCATCAAATACTCCAGCCGCCGGTGACACAATGGCATCTCACGCTGGCTGGACTGAAGTTACGCCTTACAGCCAAGCAACTCGACCCGCTTGTACATTTGCCACGCCAACCACAGCAAATCCATCCGTGGCTACCAACTCAGCCTCTCCTGCTGTTTACACAATCAATGCAACTCAAACTGTTGGCGGGGCATTTTTGGTAAGCAATAACACCAAGGGCGGCTCTACGGGTACTCTGTATTCGGCATCTGATTTCACCTCTCCCGGCGACCGTTCTGTTGTTTCAGGCGATACGCTGAACGTCACTTACACACTTAGCTTGGCAGGTTAATCATGGCAACATTTAAAAAAGGCGATGTCGTAAAGTTGGTTGGCGTTACTCCTCAAGGCCCAGTGGTTGGTATGCGTATGGATGATGATGGCAATGTGTTCTACTTGATTGAGTGGGCAGATGCCGAAGGCCATACACAACAACGCTGGTTCGCTGAGTCAGAACTTGCGGCTGTTTAAATGAGTGGGGCATGACGAGTGTTTGGTTTATCCGCATTCTCACAAGCCCCGTTTGCGTCGCTTGGTAGTGCTAGCTACTCAGTATTTGTAGCCGAGACAGCCACAGCGACGGATAGTGTTTCGTCGCTTTTATCTTTTGCCGCAATAATTGCGGAAACAGCGACTGCCACAGATTCTGATGCGGTAGCTGCCAGCACATTCAATGCGCCAGTGGAAGAGACAGCCACGGCGACAGACACAATCTCAACCAAGGCTACGTTCCTAACTTCGGTTAGCGAGACAGCCACAGCTACAGATTCATTGAGTTCTGTGCCGACATATCCGTCTTTGATTTCAGAGACCGCTACGGCAACAGATTCTGTAAGTTCTTTACCGACATACCTGTCTTTGATTGCGGAGGCGGCGACTGCTACTGATGCGACATCAAGCTCATTTGCTTTCAATGGTGCGGTTAGCGAAACGGCAATAGCAACAGACTCAAATAAAGGAACTACCGAATCTACCGCCAGTGTTACAGAAACGGTTACAGCAACTGATGCTATATCTGAGACTATGAATATTTCCGTCTTGGTATTAGAAACCGTCAGTGCTACGGAAACAATGGTAGCAGTTCAACAGCTTTTGTGTGCCATCCAAGAGGCAATAGCTGTTTCGGACATCCTGTTTGCAAGGTTTTTGTGGGAGCTTATTGACGACAGTCAAATTGCAAATTGGGCAAATATTGATGACTCAGAAACCGCAACATGGGCGACAATCGAGGCTGCGCAGACTGCTGGCTGGGCAAATGTAGACACATCAGAATCCGCAGGGTGGGCAACAGTTGACGATAGCAGTCCGACCGAATGGACGGATATTGGGACAACGTAAAGGTAAGACATGGCATTAGTTCTAGCTGATCGCGTTAGGGAAACTACTACCACGACTGGTACAGGCACAGTCACGCTTGCTGGGGCTGTAACTGGCTTTCAATCCTTTTCTGCCATCGGTAACGGCAACACCACCTATTACTGCATTTCTGGTCAAGGCACGTCTGAGTGGGAGGTAGGTGTTGGCACATACACTTCTTCAGGTACAACGCTGGCCCGTACAACCGTGCTTTCTTCAAGCAACTCAGGGTCACTTGTATCCTTCAGTGCTGGAGTAAAGGATGTGTTTGTTACATATCCTGCTGAATACTCAGCCAATGCTTTGGGTGGCGGTATCGGGGCAGTGATACTTAATGCAAGCACTATGACGGTAAGCGGGACTGTAGCCACTGGGCAGAATGGTTTTACTGTTGGCCCATTGACAATCAACAGCGGTGTGGCTCTTACGATTTCTTCTGGGCAAAGGCACGTAATCATATGAGTACGATCAGCGCATCAACCACAACAACCAACGCTTACGTTGTTACGGCAGACACCACAGGTACGCTTGTTCTCCAAACAGGTGCTACACCTACAACCGCAGTTACTATTGATACCTCGCAGAATGTGGGAATTGGTACTGCTTCGCCAACTGCCCCATTGGATGTAAAAGTAGGAACAGGTAACTTTACTGTTGGGTTGCAAGGTGCTCAAAATGCATTATTAACTGCATCAAGCTCACTTCATCTTGATGCTAACGGCGCTTCTGGTGCGATGATATTGAAGACTGTTGGAACTGAACGTATTCGTATTGACTCCTCTGGTAATGTGGGTATTGGTGCTTCTAGTCCAGTTGGAAGACTTGATGTTTATACGGCGGCTGGTGGCAGTAGTTATTTTCGTGATGCAACAGTTTCTTCATTGATTGGTACAGACACAAGCACTGCGTATTACGGAACATCCGGCGCTTATCCAGTTAGGTTCATTACAAACAATACAGAGAAAGTGCGTGTTGATTCTAGCGGCAACTTCTATGTTGAGGCTGGTAACACTTGGCAATACGCCCCAGCACCAACAGCTATGGCAGCAGGTGCAAACGCAATCACAGCAGCACAATTGGCCGGTGGTCTTTTCAACGGCACAGGTGCAACCGCAGTCACAATGACACTGCCTCTAGCCACTGCACTTGATACGTATTTTGCAAGTGTCCCGACAACCAACATTTCATTTGACTTTGTGGTTGTAAATACGGGAACAAGTACAGGTATTGTCACTGTTACCATGAACACGGGCATTACTTCACTTGGTGTAATGACAGTCCCAATCACAACATCTGCACAATTCAGATTGCGTAGAACGGCTGCCAACACTTATATTTGCTACCGTATATGATGGGAAATAAACAATGACCACCACAATCAACGCAGATGATGGATCAGTAAGCGGGTCTGCTGGACTTAAATCTACGGCAGATAACTCGGGCGCTCTCCAGCTTCAAACCAATGGCGTAAGTGCTTTAAACATTAGCAATGATGGTCGTATTGCTCTTGGAAGTGGTACTAGCACTTCATCGCAAGTTTATGTTGGTGGCACATCAAGATTAACTGCCACTACGGTATACCAAGTCAGAGCAGACTCAACAGTTGATTCAGCGACAACAACTGCTATTGGGTTTGGTTCTACATATCAATTTCCCGCCACTGGGTCAGTAACCAGTGCATATAGTTTTTTAGCTGGCACTTTAAGCACAAGCGGGGCAACAATTACAAATGCTTATGGTTTCTATGCAAACAATCAAACTTTAGCAACAAACAATTATGGCTATTTTTCAAACTTGTCATCTGGCACTGGCAAGTGGAACTTTTATGCAAGCGGTACTGCTGATAATTACTTCGCTGGTAATGTGGGGATTGGTATTACTACACCGGGATACAAGTTAGATGTCCAATCAGCTTCCGCCACAATAAATTTGCAATCTACGACAACAACAAATCTTTCGTACATAACAATTAGAAACATAGGATACAACTATGTTGGAGTAGAGAACAGCGTAGGTGGAGGTTTATTTACTGGTTCATCTGCATACGCATTAGCACTTGGAACAGTAAGTGCATATCCAGTTCAGTTTGCTACTAACGGCACAGTACGAACAACTATTGACACTGTGGGTAACGTGCAGGTTCAAGCCGGTGCAGTTATGCCTTATGCGCCAGCACCCACATCAATTGCTGCCGCAACTACGTTGACCAATGCACAAATTCAAGGGCAAATAATCAACACCACTGGTACAACTTATACGGTAACAATGGCTTTAGGTACAACGCTGGAAACATTGGCTACGTGGGCAACAACCAATATTGCGTATGACTTCTATGTTGTCAATACGGCATCAGGAACAATCACAATGGCTGTAAATACTGGCGTGACTTCAGTTGGAACATTGACTGTTGCAACAGGTGTGTCTGCTCAATTCCGTATTCGCAGAACAGCGGCAAATACATTTGTTCTTTATCGTTTGGGATAACAAGGAGTAATTTATGTCAACCACTTGGTATATTGACCAACTTCAGCGAAATTTATCTGATGGCTTGGTTACAACCGCATATTGGCGTTGTACTGTCGTAGATGGCGATTTGTCGGCAAGCACTTCTGGTGCAATAGGTTTTGAGCGCGGTGAAAGCTTTACGCCATATGAAGAACTCACAGAAGAGCAAGTACTTGATTGGGTTAAGCCTAAACTGGATGTTTCTGATATTGAATACGGCCTTCAGTCGCACATTGACGCAAAGAAAGCTCCCGTAACTGGAGCAGGCGTGCCTTGGTAAGGAGATATAAATGACCATAATACTTGATGGAACAACAGGCATTACAACCCCCGGTCTAACCGACACAGGCGCTTCTGTAATCACTGTTACCGATAACACCAATGCCGCCTTGCGTGTTACTCAACTTGGTACTGGCAAC